ATATGGCTCCATTCGGGTTTGTAGTCAACGGATTAGAGGAAGAAAACACTGGAGGTATGACTGATGAGTACGGAACTCGTTGGGCTCCTGTCGTGCGTACCTACGATTCCAACTGGTAATCAGGAAAGAAAAGAGTAATTAGAGTCTATCAGATCGTAATCAAGTTTAATCCAACAGTTAGCACAGACTATTCTTGATTTTTCGATAAGTTCGATAACGTCTTTGCGACTTTCGTTATTCATACCTTTTCGTTTGGTTTGCTTACGAATCTCTACATCGTGGGGGTAGAACCTGAGACAGACAGTTTCACTTTCACCACAATGCACACAGGACTCGTCAGCAAGGTAATCGTTTAGCCATGCGACACGTTTGCGATAGTTTCTTCTTGCAACCTTTTTTATGGTTTCGCTATATTTTTCGTAATGTGCGTTTGTCATAGTTTTATTTATATGTTTAGACACATATAAAATGACGATTTGTAAAATAGATTTTTTATAAATATAATCAAAAGATAATTTAACTCTTTCACATAGGAGAATAACAATATGGCTTTTCTAGTATCTCCAGGCGTTCAAGTTAACGAGGTTGATTTAACCAATGTTGTACCCGCTATTCAAACAACTATTGGTGCTTTTGCTGGTGTTTTCGAGAGAGGGCCTGTTTTAGAAGTAACTAATATTAGTTCTGAAGAACAGTTAGTAAAAATATTTGGTAAACCAAACGGAGACAATTTTGAAGGTTGGTTTACTTGTTCAAATTTTTTACAGTATTCAGACTCTTTAAAAATAGTTCGTGCAAACACAGGAATGGCAAGTGCAAATGCTGGTTCAAATGCAACATTAAAAATTCAAAATACAGATGATTACCTAGAAAGACTATCACCCATTAATGGTGGTAATAGTGATAATTTTGGTGAGTGGGCATCAAGGGTGCCAGGCAAAATCGGTAATAGTGTTGGTGTTTCAGTTTGTTTTACATCTACTGCATTTGAGGAAACTGCAAAAAGTACAACTAGTGGTGATGCATCTTTAGGTGCTACAAGTGTAACACTAGCATCCAACTCAGGATTTAATGTTCGTGATATAGTAAATTTTGGTGAAACAGATGGACATGAGTACGAAGTTACTGCTGTTCATGGTAGTAACAATTCTATTACTTTCAGATTAAAAGATGACGTTAATTCACAGGGGTTACAATCTGCTGTTTCTTCTGGAACAAATGTTCGTAGACGTTGGAGATGGTATGACCTTTTTGATGAAGCGCCTGGCACTTCAGAGTTCGCAACACAAAATGGTAGAGGAACTGCTGATGAAATGCACATTGCAGTTTTTGATACTACTGGTGATATCAGTGGATTTGACGCAGACCAGCCTGGAGAAAGACTCAATGCAGTTTTAGAAACCTTTAAGGCAGTATCTAAAAATAATAAAGGTAAAACTCCACAAGGTAAAAATAATTTTTACGCAGATGTAGTCTACAATGACTCAGAATATATCTACTGGATGGATCACAATACAAATGACAATGATACATTTGGTACGGATCTTGATGGTGGTGATGGTAACATCATATTAAACGCATCTGACTCTAGTAGCAGTGATTCTGGAGATGATTTATTACTTGAAGACGGTGCAAGTGACGCAAGTGGAGACTCAATCGCACTTGAATCGGGTGCTCAACAATACGCACAAATTGACACACCAACAAACAATAGTTTGAGTGCTGGTGCAGATGATTATGCAGTAACCGCTGCAGAACTCGCAACTGCATACGATTTATTTCAAGATGCAGAAAGTAATGATGTGAATTTTGTTCTTGGAGGGCCAGGAGATGGTCACTTAGGATATGCTAACGAAAGTAATACATCTAGACTTGTAGATACTAATTCAGCTGGTGATACTCATGGAACTATGATTACGACTCTCGTTGAAAAACGAAGAGACTGTGTGGGATTTGTTTCAGCAAGACGTAAAGCAGTTGTTAATGTCGCAAACAGTGTTACACAGACGAGTAATGTAAAATCATTTTTTGACCAACTCCCATCATCATCTTATATGGTGTTTGATAGTGGATACAAATATATGTACGACAAATACAATGACGTTTATCGGTTTGTACCTTTAAATGGTGATATCGCTGGTCTTTGTTCATTTACAGACAGAGTTGCAGACTCTTGGTTTTCGCCTGGTGGATTCACTAGAGGAAATATCAGGGGTGCAATCAAGTTAGCATACAATCCAACTAAACCAGACAGAGACATTCTTTATCGTGCGAGAGTTAATCCAGTGGTTAACTTTCCAGGCCAAGGTGTAGTGTTGTTTGGTGATAAAACTGCACTTACAAAACCAAGTGCCTTTGACCGAATAAATGTTCGCAGATTGTTCTTAACCCTTGAGAAAGCAATTGCAACTGCTGCTAAATTCCAACTCTTTGAGTTCAACGATGAATTTACAAGAGCTCAATTTAGAAGTTTGGTAGAACCTTTCTTGAGAGATGTTCAAGGACGTAGAGGTATTACAGACTTTAGTGTTGTATGTGATGCATCAAACAATACAGGAGAAGTTATTGATAGAAATGAGTTTGTTGCAGACATCTTCGTTAAACCTGCTAGAGCAATTAACTTTATATCACTTAACTTTATTGCAACACGAACTGGTGTCGCATTTAGTGAGGTAGGAGGATAAGATGGCAAGTATAGACGAATTTAAAGCAAACCTAATTGGTGGGGGTGCTCGTCCAAACCAGTTCAGAGTCACGATTACTCCACCGCCTGGCATTGCAATCGGACTTGACGTTAGAAGAACATCATTTCTTTGTACTGCATCAAACTTGCCTGGCATGACGCTTGGTGAAGTTGCAGTTCCATTCAGAGGAAGAAACATTTATATTGCTGGTGATAGGCCAGAGTTTGAAACTTGGACAACCACTTTCTATAACGATACGGACTTCATGATTCGTAATGCGATGGAAAGATGGAATAATGGTATCAATGACTTGAGGGAAAACACAGGTGTTACCGCTCCTGCTGATTATCAATCAGATTTATTTGTTGAACAATTAGATAGAGATGATTCAATTCTAAAAAGTTATATTTTCAAATCTGCATATCCATTAACGATTGGAACTATTGATTTAGCATCTGACTCAGTAAATACTCTTGAAACTTTTGAATGTACTTGGAGATACCAACACTTTGAAGCATCTGGCGTAAACTTCTAATTTGAAACCTACTAAATAATACAACATAGTAGGAGTTATTATGGCTGAACTTTTTGGATTCCGATTTGAAAGAATGAAAGATGTAGGGGGAGAGAAATTTACTCTCCCTGCTTCTGACGATGGCACTGTAGAAATTGCTGGTGGAGGTTTCTTTGGTCAAGTTTTAGATACCGATGGTAGAGAAAGAACTGAACAAGATTTAGTTCGTAGGTATCGTGACATTGCACAACAACCCGAATGTGATTCTGCAATCGAAGATATTGTAAATGAAGGTATTGTCTCAAATGAAATGGATCAAGCTGTATCTATTGTTTTAGACAGACTACCTTACCCCTCCAAAATTAAAAAGAAAATTACCGAAGAATTTGACGAGGTTCTAAGACTTCTTGATTTTGATGTCAAGGGTCACGATATCTTTCGCAGATGGTATGTTGACGGAAGGATGTTCTATCACAAAGTCATAGATAAAAAATCTCCACGAAAAGGTATTCAAGAATTACGATACATTGATCCGAGCAAAATTAAAAAAGTTCGGGAAGTTAAAAGAGAAACAAAACAGGGAACAAGTGTAGACCTAGTAAAGAAGGTTGAAGAATATTATCTTTACAACGATAAAGGTCTTGCGAGTCATGGAACTTCTCAAGGTGTAAAGATTGCACCCGACAGTATTAGTTATTGCCCATCTGGTGTAATTGATCAGAACAAGGGACACGTTCTTTCTTACTTGCACAAAGCAATCAAACCTGTTAACCAACTACGCATGATCGAAGATGCATTGGTTATCTATCGTATATCAAGAG